CTGCAGATCTAGGAAAGCTTTACATTGCAATTCCTTTAATAGGGTAACGATCCCTGAATTGTGATAATGAGTACTCCTGAAGGGCACACTTGTTCTCAGCAAGCGTGTAAAGTCTTCAAGCGTTCAGTTCTTCAAACTCTGACGAGAGGTTTGAGCGATGTCGACAGGATTTATGGTAGTACTTTTTCGAAAGCGTACTTTATTTCTTGCCCGCGTCGGCTTAACGATGAGTTTGTCGCCAAGAGTTCTTGCCAGGAAGTACTTAAGCGGTTTAAGACGTTTACTTCTGGTCTCTTGGATGCTCTTAACGAAGGAAAGGGAAGGACCCATCCTTTGTGGGAGGGAACACCTCGACGCATGAGGAAGCGCGAAACACAGAGTGACCAAACCAGGATTCGCTCTCGTTTAGTATGTGCTTCAGCTCTAGTGTCTTTGAAGAAGTTGTTGCCGAAACCTTCTCCGTGTCTAACTTGCGAAATAGAGAGTAAGACATTGGCGTTATTATCTGATGAGTCCCGAACTCTGCCGGAAGATTATTTGGATCATTGCAGAAATGTAATGTTTCAGATATTCGGAAAGCGGGGGGGAGGTGGGCGAAGGATAAGAGGCTATATGGATTATGTGAACTCATCGGTGCTCTCATTAGGCGCTTGTATGGGTTCCTCTCGAAAAGCGGGTGGAAACAAAGGGCTATCATTATGGTCGCGGGAGGAATGGATCGCACTCCACAGTAATGTGGAAAGTTTCGAGAAATTCTCCGGTGATACAGAACGTAGGCCGCTGGTCGAATACCAGCTTGTTGTAGACTCGGGTAAGGGCCGCGGAATTACCATGAACGAAGGAAATCATCAAGTATTACGGCCTCTGCATAGCATGTTGTACGATGGGATTTCTTCTCAGAAATGGCTTCTCCGGGGTGAAGCAACTAAAGATCGGTTTCACGAGTTCGGAAAGGTGGAAAGAGGAGGATTATTTGTTTCGGGGGATTACACTTCTGCAACAGATAATTTAACGATCGATGTGGCTGAGGTCTTGCTCCACGAGGCTTTCAAATATATCGATGTTCCTACCCAAATAAGGGAGTTTGCGATCCGTAGCCTAAGAACAACTATTATAGGTTCTAACGGTGAATTGTGGGAACACAAGAGAGGTCAACTTATGGGTTCGCTCTTAAGTTTTCCGTTGCTCTGCCTGCAAAATTACTGTGCGTTTAGATGGTACGTACCTGCGAACGAAGTGCCTGATAGGTTACTTCGGATAAACGGGGACGATATTGTTTTTTACGTTAAGAACCGCGCCGTTTACGAACGGTGGGCTAACGGTGTGCGTGAACTGGGACTGGAACTTTCACCTGGAAAGACTTTTGTTCACCGGTGCTTCTTCAGTTTGAATTCGACTTATTTTTGGTTTTCGCCTGGATCCCGCAGTCGTATTGTGGAGCTCCCGGTTGTTCGTTTCGGGTTACTTAAATTGTGTCGGGGAGGCGAGGTCGGTAAGAATTTTAATTCTTTCGTCCGCCCTGTGGTCGGCCAGTTTAGATCGGGTGCGATTCAAACTTTCTATCGACGCCATCGTAAGGTGCTTAGAAGGGGACGAGTTTCACTCTGCCGTCAATTCCCTGAAGGTCTAGGAATGAAGATCTTATCCAGCGAATTGGAAGACTTAGGTCTTTTAAAGAAGGAATTAGATTGGTTTTCTCGCAAGGCTGCGGGTGTACCATTGGTTCCAAAGCTGAATAATTTTGAAGTATCTCCAGACTACAAGTTCGAATTTGTTGAGCATCAACTCGATGAGGCTGATCGTAATAGGCAGGTAGAACTGTTTATTGATTGGCATTGGTCAACAGATTTGAAGATAGGTAACTCGAAGGAACGCGATTTCCAATATGAGTCGAATTTTGCTTCCCGTGTGATGTTTGCCGGACCTTACGAAAAGGTGTATAATTTAGGCGGTGAAGAAGACGCTAGGGAGGTCTTTTCGCTTAATAAAGCTTATAAATACACCGGGGTTCGCTTAATAGGACGAGGTAACACAGATATGTGTAAAACTCTATTAAGTAAAGAGCAAGCACGAATTGCTTCTGAGATTGATAAGGCTTTCTTCTCGGAATGTGATTCCACGGAGCGAAGGCAAAGGATTTTGGTCAAGAAAAATCGTCTCCGTACCGCAATGGAGACAAGTGTGGATTTTTCTTCTCTGGAACCTTTGGATTTAGCCGTCGAAGTAGGGTCGTCTCGCTATGCTCGTGCGGTTGTCACGGGTGCAGGCGCGGCCTTGCGACGTTTAGTGGCTTTCGAGAGCGATGGTGCAGAAGAACAGATTGACATTTCGCGACTGTTGGTAAAGGCGTATCAATGGAAGTGGAATGGGAGGAACGATGGGGAAAGTGGACATTAACTTGTTCTGACACCCTTGAGTTTTGTATAAAATCTGGCACCTAGTTCGAGATTAACGATCCGGAAACGGGTAGAGGAAAAAAAAAAAAAATTTTTCCCGGAACGTTTTTGGTGAGGCCCGGTGGCTAAAGTTCTTAACGGTAGTGGATCAGTGTACTCGGACAGCTGAAATGGGTAGATGGAACGGTAACCATCAAGTCTATAACCCCTATAGAGTTTTATTCCATTCGAGGAACGTATCTTTATAGTAAGGTGCTTAAGGCGAATACGAGTAGTTAGGATTACCTGACGAAAGGCCTCAGGGACGAATCTCGGGTGATAAAAAAAAAAAAAAAACTTTTTATCATGCTGGGCTCTGAGGTAACCTATAAGAGTGTCGGCGTTTACACTGGTCTCCTATGACCCGTTGGACATCGGAGTGATATGCATGTGCGATATGCTACGTTGGAGGTGTTGAGGGAGATGAAAATGGATGAGATGAGGTGTCTTGGAGAACGTTGGTAACCATCCCATGCTCCTCGTGGCGGAGTCTCGTAAAGGGACGTTAAGACGCAACCTCAATGCCATTGGATCGTTACTCCCGGATGGCATACCGGACCCGTACTAAGATTCGTCGGACGATTCATTCGTAGTAGCTAATCATCACTTGAATGTGGGGCTCTTCGGTGGTTCTCAAAACGAGCGGCTAGTAACCCTCGATCCCTTTCGTTTAGTTAGGGAGGATCATAGCAGAAGTGGTTAGATACGATTGATGACGACAATGAATTGACATCCCCGGTAGGAATATACGGTCTCCTTAATTGGAAGTACTGCGAAGCCCTCCATATAAATACGCAGAGGCAACGGTAGCATGCATATTGCCTGGTACGATAACCAGTGCTCCGGCTTCCCCTCGGGCGGAGTAGCATGGTTCGATTCGATGAAGCGGTACGTGAATCCTCAGGATCGTACGAGAAAAAAAAAAAAAAGTGAGGATTATGATTTTGCCTACGATTATGATTTTGCCTAAGGTTTCGGCCGATAAAGATTCTCATAATTTATAAAGATTCTCATAATTTTCCTTGGATCCTTATTCCGGTGAATAAGTCCCTAGGATGTTCTTAGGGTCCCGTAAGGGATACAAGTATATTGGAATTAAGGTGTCGTTAGGATGGGGGGGGGCCACTTTACCGTGTGGTATTGTAAAGTAAGCTTCTTATAAAGGCTTATGGTCCAGGGAGCAAGTTGGGCGGGTATGCTATCCCGGAATCCACCCTTGTCACTGAGTGACAGAAAGTGGTACGTAGAGCATGCACCGATCAATTGTGACTCGGCTTTTTAGGTTGCCATAATCGGATTTGTTTTCGATTAAAAAACCCGAAAAAAAAAAAAAAAAACAGAACGGAGGAGCAC